AGTGATTTATATCAAGATCACATTCATTGGCCTTTTTATAAATTAACTCAAAATATAATCCATACTTTTAAATTTTATTATACTGAAGTTGAAAATTTAGAAGATTTACAACATGAATTAATGGTTTTTTTATTAAGTAAAATCCATTTATTTAATCCTGAAAATGGAGCTAAAGCATATTCTTATTTTGGAACTATAGTAAAACGTTGGTTAATAGTATATAATACTAAAAACTATGGTAAAAAAATTCAAAATATACAAATAAATGACATTAATAATTATTCAAATTTAGACCAATTATCCCCTGGATTTATAACATCTCCCAAAATGGAAGAAGGCATTTCAGCATTTACAGAAAAGGAATCTGAACATGATGATTTGGCTATGAAAGGTTACAAATATGAAGATAAATTATCTATATTTATAGACCAATTTGTTAAGGATTGTACTGATAGAATATATACTATTTTTCCTAAAGGAAATGATGCTCAAATAGCAGATGCCATTTTAGAATTATTTAGAAAAAGAGAGAATATAGATATATTTAATAAAAAGGCATTATACATTTATATAAGAGAAATGGTTGATGTTAAAACCCCTAAAATTACTAAAATAGCTAATGTTTTATATAAAATATTTAAAGAAAAATATTTAGTATATCTAGAACATGGTTATTACCCTTCCTCAAAAATATAATTTTTTTATATTTATAACCAAAAAATATGGGACAGTTAGATTCAATAATATTTGGTGATAAAAAATTTTCGGACATTTTAGAAGAAATTTATAACAACCAACGAAAAAAATCAGAACAAGTAACAGCATTAATATCTGAGTTAAAACCATTAGTACAAGAAATAGGAGATGCTACTCTTATTGTACCTTTAATTAAAGAATATATGGAAATTGGTGTTAAAAATGATGATGCATTGATTAAAATGGCTACTATTATACAAAGAGCAGTAAATACAGAGAGTGAAGATGGTGGATTTGGTATAAGTGATGAAGAAAAAGATCAATTAATGGCTGAAATGGAAAAATTACAAGTTAAAAAAGAAGATTAATGGCTGTTAGACCTACAACATCATTAGCAAATCAAGGATCAAAATCCTCATCTGGAGCAGGTTCAGGTGGAGTATTTTCTGGGAGGGTTATGGCTGTAATGTTAGATGATCAAACAAATGCTCAAGCCTTTAAAGATTTTGGAGAGTGGAGTTCGATGGGATGTTTATTTTTTGATAAATTAAATAAACCAAATGCATCTCCTCAATTTACATCTGATAACTTTGCAAGACCACTATTCCCCAATCAATCAATAGTACCACTTGAAAATGAAATAGTTTATTTAATGTCTTTACCTAATAGTAATGTACAAGAAAATGTAAATGAAGTTGGTTATTATTATTTTCAACCTATTAATATATGGAATAGTGTACATCATAATGCAATACCAGATCCTATTACTGGAACTATCTTACCTCCATCTCAACAACAGGATTACGAAGAAACACAAGCTGGGGCTGTAAGAAGAGTAACAGATGGTGGAACTGAAATTGATTTAGGTGATACATTTCAAGAAAAATTAAGTATTAGAAATCTTCTCCCTTATGAAGGAGATAACATATTTCAAGGTAGATGGGGAAATACCATTAGATTAGGATCAACTGTTTTAGATCCAAAAATAACAAATCCCTGGTCACGTGATGGTGAAAATGGAGATCCTTTAATAATAATAAAGAATGGCCAACATGAGGAAGATACAGATCCTTGGGTACCTCAAATAGAAGATATTAATACAGATAAATCTAGTATATATTTAACTTCTACTCAAGCTATTCCTATAGAAGTATCAAGTAAAAAATATAATTCTTATTTTTCTCCACCTACATCTACTGATAAGTTTGTGGGAGAACAAGTAATATTAAATTCTGGAAGATTATTATTTAATTCTAAAAGTGATTCAATTTTATTAAGTTCATTTAAATCAATTAATTTAAATTCTTTAGAAAGTATTAACATAGATTCACCTGAAACTGTAATCCAATCAAAGAAAATTTTATTAGGAGATAAATATGCTACTGAACCTATTATTTTAGGTGATAAATTCTTAGCAGATTTTCAAGACTTATTAATGAAAATGATTTCATTAACAGCAGCATTACAGACACCAATAGGATCAGGACCCCCATTTGCTATTAATGGGGCTATTCCTGTACCAGCAGTGCAAGTACAACAATCAGCTCAAAAAATGATAGGTCAAATAGCTCAATATAAATCTAAAGTAAGCAAAAGCAAATAATGGGTTTAGAAAAAGTAATAGTAAAACAAGTAGTTAAAGTAGCTAAGGATACTGGTAAGTTAGAAACTGCTCTTTCTTTAATGGATGAAAAGATAAAAGGTTTAGGAAGAAATGCTATTGAAAAAGCTGGGATAGATCCTTCAACTTTACCTATTAATTTAGATGATCTTTTAGAGGGAAGAGCAGATGATGCTGGGTCGTTATTAACACCTCAAGCAATTTGTAGTGTACCTCCTTTAACCCAATCCCAAAAAGAAGAAGCTATATCTAATGTAGATAATACCTTAACAACTCTTAATAATATAATTGAAAATAAAAATAAAATAGCAATAGCATTACAAACTATACAACAACCGTTACGAACATTAGATGCATCAGCATCAGCATTAGATAATATTATATCTACAGTAAAGGTAGCTATAAAAGTAATAAAAGCTATTCCAATACCTACATCAGTCCCACCTGGAGTAGGTATCCCTATAAATGTTTTAACAATACTTTCAGATTCTTTAGATCAGTTAGATAAATTATTAACATATGGTAAGGGAGTTACAACTGTTGTGCCTTTATTAATTAGAGCGGTACTTAACATGATCACTGCTATTATTAATAAATTAAATTCTTTAGAATCAGTTATAGAACCAACAATAATTACATTACAATTTGTAAAAACAATATCAGAAGTAGGGGACCAATGCCCCAATTTACCCCAAGATGAAATAAATAAAGTAAAAACAGCAATTATAGCTACTATAACAGAATCTATTGCGGCCTCTGGTGAAAATTCATCTTTGGGGGTAAATGTATCATCAGATGAACAATTAGCATCTCAATTAACACCCAATGCATCACCTGGGATATATTACAAAGGATTTAGATTAACATTAGAAAATGAACCTGATAATGAATTTTCCTTTCCATCAAGAAGAATATCAGCTACAAGGGATTTTGCAAAAGATCCTTCTACACAATATATTTATGGGGGGTTAAAAGAATTAGGTGGGTTTAAAGCACCAAAGATATTAGGTGTAATAACAATATACAATGCTCCCGAAAGAGAACCTCAAGGAAGATATTCTTACAGTGCTTCTACTCAAGTTTTATTTGAAGAAATGAAATATGCTATTGATTTATATGTAAATAAAATATCAGTAAGTAGAAGAGTTGAGAATGAAATTCTAAGAGAAATTCCAACTGGGGGAGGTGAAAATCTACCTTTAAATCCATTTGGACCAAATGGTGAAAATAATTTAAATCCTTATGTTTTAAATGGTCCTAATATAGTAACTCCTGTAGATGAATTTACAGGTAATCAAGTATCAGGAACAATAGTAGTTAATGAACCTATTAGGGTGATAATGACAACTAATGGTGGAAATACATCAATGAGTTTAACCAATACTATAATTACATTTCAAAAAGGAAATAAACCTATGAATGCCCAATTAAGTCGGGAAGCATATGTTACAAGAGGTATTGTTTCATCAACAGCTCCTTCAATATTAACAGAAAAAGGTATATGGAATTATACTATGACAATAGTAGAAAATCTTGGAAATACTGGTAACCAATCCAATTTTCAAATAATGCCTGTTTTACCTCAAGGAGGTGATAATAGCGGAGGTGGAAGTGGTGGAGGTGTAGGTAATGACACTGTAATTATAAATAGTGACGATAGTTCCACTACTTTACTATAAAAAATATAAAAACTTAATATTTATAAATAAAATGAAGACATCAGCATTAAAAGCAATTATTAAAGAATCAGTAAAAGAAGCAATTCAAGAAGAATTGAAAGAGATTTTATTGGAAGCTGTTAAAACTCCAAAAGTTATATCACAAATACCAGTTGCACCTGTAGTTGAAAATTATACCCCACCAACTCCTACGCAACCTGTAATGTCCGCAGAAGATAAAAGAACAGCATATCAAAATATATTAGGAGATACAAATGCAACTTTAAATAGTAGTAATGCTCATTCATTTCAACCTCAAGCAGGGATGGATGTAGCTAACGGTACACTACCAGCAGGGGAAGTAGATATGTCTCAAATAATGGGATTAATGAATAATAAATAATGGCAAGAATTATACAAAATAAATGGCCTATAGATCTACAAAAAAGTAGAGCTATTGGTTTTGGCTTTCCCTTAAATGGGGATGCTGTTTTTGTGCCAACATATTATACAAGAGATCAAATAAAGGCAAATTTAGTAAATTATTTACTAACAAATAAAGGAGAAAGAGTATTTAAGCCTAATTTTGGGGCTGATTTAAGAAGTTTATTATTTGAAAATATGCAAGATATTTCAAATGATGACCTAAAAAATACAATTCAAGATGATATTACTTTATTTTTTCCAAGTGTAATAATTAAAGAAATTAAATTTAATAACATACCAGATGAAAATACTGTTAACTTTACATTAATATACCAGATTGTGAATTTTGGGGTAAACGATGAAATAAACATATTATTACAATAATGAGCAAACTAAATAGAGACATAAGATATATAGATAGAGATTTTGATACTCTAAGAAATAATTTAATACAGTATTCTAGAACATACTTTCCAGATACTTATAATGATTTTACTGAAACTTCAACTGGGATGCTATTTATGGAAATGGCAGCATATGTAGGTGATGTTTTATCTTTTTACTTAGATAATCAAATCCAAGAAACATTTATACAAAAAGCAAGACAAACAACAAATTTATATTCTTTAGCTTATTCTATGGGGTATATTCCGAAAGTAACAACAGTAGCATCTGTCGAATTAGACTTTTTCCAACAACTACCATCAAAATTAAGTGCAAGTGTTTATGTCCCGGATTATGACTATGCTTTAGTAATACCTGAAAATACACAAATTTCTTCAAATGTAGATTCAAATATGAATTTTATAATAGAAGATGCAGTAGATTTTCAATCTTCTAGTTCATTAGATCCTACAGAAACTTCAATATATCAAATATCAGGTGTTAACCCAACATATTTCCTTTTAAAGAAAAAAAGAAAAGCTATATCAGCTACTGTAAAATCACAAACATTTACTTTTAATAATTCAGTAAAATTTGACACTAGAAATATTATATCAGGTAATATTATAGGCGTATTAGATGTAATAGATAGTGATGGTAATATTTGGTATGAAGTGCCTAATTTAGCGCAAGAAAACGTATTTAATTCGATTAGAAACACAAATACAAATGACCCCAATTATTCAATAGATACTGAGGTTCCCTATTTATTAGAATTAAAATCAGTACAAAGAAGATTTGTAACAAGATTTTTAAATGAAAATACTTTACAATTACAATTTGGAGCAGGTAGTACACGAAATGTAGATGAAGAAATAGTCCCTAATCCTGATAATGTTGGTTTAGGATTACCATTTGAAAAAACAAAACTAACAACCGCATTTTCTCCTTTAAATTTTGTGTATACTAATACTTATGGTATTGCTCCTTATAATACAACTTTAACTGTAAGATATCTAACAGGAGGAGGCGCATCAGCAAATGTAGAAGCTGGGGTATTAACAGCTGTAGATGATACAAATATTACTTTTATTAATCCGGATTTAGCAGATACTACTTTAGCTGATAATATATTTAGTTCTGTAGCATCTAATAATGTAAGAGCAGCTGATGGTGGTATGGATGGAGATACAGTTGAAGAATTAAGACAAAACTCATTAGGTAATTTCCAAAATCAATTAAGAACAGTAACATCTCAAGATTATTTAATTAGATCATTATCTATGCCTTCTAATTTAGGAGTAGTTGCAAAAGCTCATGTTCAACCTAATAAAGTAGGAGAATATGAAGCTGGTACTTTACCTTCTGTTTTAGATTTATATATTTTAACTTATGATATAAATAAAAAATTAAGAACTGCATCTGATATTTTAAAAAGAAATCTTCAAACATATCTATCAGAATATAGAATGATAAATGATTCAATTAAAATTAAAGATGCATATATAATTAATATAGGTGTAAATTTTGAAATAATAGTAAGACCAAATTTTAATAATGCTGAAACTATAACAAAATGTATAGATTCACTAACGTCATTTTTTAAAATAGATAAATGGCAAATTAATGAACCTATTATGATGAAAGATATTTCAGTACTTTTAGATAAAGTACAAGGTGTTCAAACTGTAAATAATATAGAAATTGTTAATTTAGCAGGAGAAAGTTTAGGTTATAGTAAATTTTCATATGATGTTAATGGATCTACTATAGATAATGTATTATATCCATCAATTGATCCAATGGTTTTTGAAGTTAAAAATCCAACTCAAGATATTAGAGGTAGAGTAGTACCAATATAAAAAAAAACTATGGCAATATATAAAATTTTTCCTACAAAAGATACATCACTATATAGTGAAAAAAAGGCAATGAATACCGGTTTGGATGAGGTAATAGAAGCATCAACTTATCTTAAAAATAGCAATCCACAAGTTAGTAGATATTTATTAAAATTTTCACAACCAGAAATTAATGGTTGGGTTAACACTTATATATCAGGATCAGGAGTAACAGTACTTAATACAGATATAGGTGGATCTGATCTTTTATATGATCAAACAATGACATCATCTGCTAACTACCCAACACAATCAGATGGTGTAGGATATATAACACCTTCATGGGATTTAATACCATCTTCCTCAACAGGAAATGGAAGAGGACAACATTTTAATGTTCAAACACATGGAACTTACTTTATACCTAATAGAGATATAGTAGATGATTTAGTAATTACTCCTACATTTACAGCAAATGATGGTACTTATGGTCCTTTTATTATATCAAATGATGATGTACAAAATACAGTTACAACATCTTCTTTAAGTGCTTCAATAAATTTAGTAGTTAAAGATAATAAAGTAATATCTGCACCCATAGTAAATAATGGATCTGCTTCATATGTAAGTCAAGATTATTTTTCATATTTTGATAATAATGATATTTATTTAACACCTGCAGCTATAGATTCAACTGTAGGAGCAGGAGTATTTACATTTGCTGCAGCTTATCCTGATGATACTTTTTATTTTAAAATTCATGCTGATGATTTAGTAACAACAGTTACAGTTTTAGAAGCACAACCACCTTATGGAATAGGTTACAGACCCGGAGATAAGTTAATATTTAAATCTGAATCATTTGTAGGTTACCCAATGTCAGATGATATAAAAATAACATTATCATCACCAGCCATATCGTCATCTAATTGGAGTGATAGAGAATTTGGAGTAGATTTAAGAAACTCAGCGGCAGTAGTTAATGGTTTAAATATAGATCAAGAATTAAAAGTATACCCAATATCAGGAAGTTGGGGAATGGGTAGTGGTAAATTTTTCAATAAACCCCAAACTACAGATGGTGCAAGTTGGATATTTAAAACTTATTCTGGATCAGATGCTGGTGCTTTAAAATGGCAAACTACAGGGGTATATGGAGATAAAGCAACTGCTTCTTTTATAGTAGGAGAAGAAGGAGGAGGTAATTGGTATACAGGTTCAAATGTTAATTTAAATGTTATTCAATCTCAAGTATTTTCATATGGTATAGGTGTTGATTTAAATGTAGATGTAACAAATACTATAAAAACTTGGACAACTAATTCTTTAAATGATAATAATAAGGGTTTTCCAAATGATGGTTTTTTAGTAAAACAATCAAGTTCAAAAGAATTCATTAATAGTAAGGCAACTACAGCAACTTTTAGATATTTTTCGATTGATACAAATACTATATATCCCCCATTATTAGATTTAAAATGGAATGATTATTATTATGATACAGGATCTTCAAGTAATACTATATTAACAACACCTGAAGCATTTATGTCTATTTATAATAATAATGGTACATATTATTCTCAAAGTGTTGAAAGATTTAGAATAGCAGCTATTCCTAAATACCCAGATGTAGTTTTCCAAACATCATCATTATACACAACTAATTTTTATTTGCCAAAAGATTCATCTTCATATGCTATTAAAGATACAGATACTAATGAATTTGTAATTCCTTTTGATAATACTTACACACAAATTAGTTCAGATGCAACTTCTAGTTATTTTGATGTTTATATGAATGGTTTAGAACCTGAAAGATATTATACAATTTTAATAAAAACCGTAGTTGATGGAACTACTCACGTATTTGATCAAGACACAATATTTAAAGTAGTCAATGGATAATTATAATGATATAGAAAAAAAAGCAGTTGATTTTACAAATACTAGTGAATTAGTACTTGTAGGAACTGCAAGTATTCCTCAAGAAGGAACTAATGTAACTTTAATTAGAACAGCATTTAATAGAGAAGCATTTGATGCTACTATTAATACAAAATTTACTGAATTGGGAGTAGCAGAAGAAGATTTAAGTTTTTTTGATCCTAATTTGGCTACTGTAGAAGATTTTTTTAATATATATAACAATTTATTTTTTATTATCCCTGATTTTGGGGAAACAAATTCACATGAATTTTTAATTAAAGAAAGTAGTGAAAAAATAGAATATCAAGCAAATCAAGAAGAAATTCAAGCTTTGTTAGATGAAATAGCGGAATTAAGAGAAACAAATTTACAATTACAAGTAGATATGGCTGGAATATTAGGAGCTAAAAAAGAAATAGATAGAGCTTTAGTAGAAGCTAATAGATTTGAAAATGTAGAAACTACAGGATAAAAATGGCAAAAGAAATACCTATATCATCTTCAATGCAACAAGTAAACCCATCATTATTATTTGATGATGGTTTTGAATTACAAAATAACTCAGTAATTCCAAGTTCTAACTTCTCAGGTTCTTTTACTGAAGGAGTAAATAATATTGAATTTTATATATATAATGCTCAAAAGAATATACAATATTCAAATTATAATTTTTCAGACTATCAAATAACTGCAAATTCACTACCTGCAGGAACCCCACCCGTTGGTCAAACTCAACAACAAGCTTTAACTGGATCTTATACAACAAATGAGGTAAGTATAAACCCTGAAAGTGATATATATAACGCTGGATACGGAAATGGTACCTTATATGGTGTTTATAATTTTGTTAATTATCAATTAAATTCAAACGCATTTGGAAATGGAGATCAATATTACTTATCAGAAATTTCAGGAGATAGAACAGAAATAAGAATAAAATCAAATTATATATCAAATGATCAAATTCAATTATCATATATTCAATTTGAACAAACTATAGTATCAACAGATTTTTTTGATGAGTTTTATATTTCCTTTGGAGAAAATGAATACCATATTGGTATAAATAGCCAATTAGAATTTGGTAAAGGTCAACCATCTGATGAAGATTATATACAATCATCAGTTTTAATAAAGTTATATGATGCTCTACCCCCAAATTATCAAATAGGGGATGAATTATATGTTGTTACTAAAACAGCAGAAACTCAAGTATTCGAAGTAGAATTTGAAGCTGATTTAAGTGTAATTGATGATACTATAAGTCTAAAAGGCCCTAACACTAATCTATCAATTAAAGATTTTATAAATAATTCAACAACTTATAAAAATAAACAAGAATTATTAGGTACAAATTCAACTGGTTCTAAAGACCAGTTTATAAATGTTTTAAATAGAAAAGGAATTACATTAACTCCTAATTATTCTACTTCATCATTTGGAGAATTTGTAAATTTTTCTTCTGCAAAACAAAGAACACAAAACTTTTACGAAAAATTATCTAGAATACAAACATATGAGAATGATATAAATAATATTAACCCAATCACATCATCAAATGATACATCTGAAGTTTCATCTAGTATAGCTAGTTTGTATACTAAAATAGAAAATGAAATAAAAAACTTTGATGGTTGGGATTACTATTTATATTATAATACATCTTCTGATTCATATCCAAAAGATACATCAGATGGGCAAATATATCCTTATCGTCTTTTAAATACTGGTAGTGCTACAGCTTTAAGATGGTTAGGTAGTGATGTTGAAAATGATCAATATTATGGGGGAACTTTATTCTCGGCTTCTAGATATGATGATAATAATCAAAATTGGTTATATTATACAATACCTACTTTCATTACAGAACAAAGTAATAATGACAATTATGTTGAATTTTGCAATATGGTTGGTCAATCTTTTGATGAGTTATGGTTATATACAAAAACTATAACAGCAAAATTAAATACAACAAATGTATTAGATGAAGGAGTTCCTTTATCATTAGCTGATGATGTAATTACATCTTTGGGTTATACAGGATTTGGAAATAATTATAACAACCAAGATAATTTTATTGGAATGGTTGGTAATGATGATGGAACATTTGTTCCTCCTACAGGGAGTGAATTAATATTAAATTACATTGCTATAAATAAAGGACAAATAATAAATTATTGGGATCCTGAGTATACGTTTGAAGGATACGTAGAACAATTAATTACTAAAGGATTTCCTTATCCTATCGATGCTGTTAGTAAAGAAATATTTAAACGTCTTTATCATAATATGTCTTCTCTTGTAAAAAGAAAAGGTACAGTATCTGGATTAAGACAATTAATTAATATTTGGGGTATACCAAATACTATATTAAGAATAAATGAATTTGGGGGTAAAAATAAAGACCAAACAGATGATTATGATTTATGGTATGAGAGATATAGTTATGCCTTTACTCCAGTAGCTAATTCTTACAGAGCAAGTGCATCAGCTATAGTTCCATGGATGCCTTTAGAAAGAAATTATATAGCAGATTCAAATGCTTACATAGTTCCAGATGGGGTTGCCTTTAGATTTAAAACCACAGGTTATCCATCATCTTCATTTGCTGGGAGTTTTAATAGTCAATCTTTAGCAGTAAAAAAATCAAATGGTTTAGATGATGATGAGTTTGATTGGGGTATAATGTTAAATTATACAGGATCAACATCAGGATCCTATAGAGGAGCAGGAAATAGTGATTATAGAGATTGGGCAGAAATGAAATTTTATATTTCAGGAGCTGCTTCAGATGGAGGAAATATAATATCAGACCCAATTTATTTACCATTTTTCGATGGTGGTTGGTGGTCAGTACTTTTACAAAGAGATTCACATTTACCTTATACAAATAATACTACAAGAACTACTTACACATTATATGCTAAAAATAAAATATATAATGGTAATGATGGTAATAGTTTAGGATTTGAAGGATCATCGAGTATAATAAATTTTGATACGAGTTCAGGGGGTGTGTATGGGACAGATGAATATGGAACTGCATTATATGGAGCTTATATATCATCATCTATAAATTATGCTTGGAATAAATTTGGAGTCAAACCAGTTGATGGGGTTTATATTGGGGGTAGAATTAAAGGTTCAAAAGTAGGAACTACTCTAGTAACAAATATACCAGGTCAAGCCTTTTCAGGATCTTTTCAGGAATTTAGATATTATTCTAATGATATAAGTGAATCTGTATTTAATGATTTTGTAATGAATCCTGAATCTATTGAAGGGAATAATATAACAGGATCAGAGAGTTCATTTGATGTAGTTAATTTTAGAGCCCCTTTAGGTAATGAATTAGAAAATTTCTTTACATCTTCTGATCAAGTAACCCAATCAGCTTATATTGAACATTTATCCTCGTCTCACCCAGCAATAACAGGATCTTCGGATTTATTAATAACCGGGTCATTTATAAATCCTGCTGATAATTCTATAACATCAAGTTATAATATTACATATGAAGAAAACTCACAAAGGAGAACATTTAGTAAAACTAATGTAGAAACTTACTTTTTAGATCAACCTGCTATTGGTTTTAGAAATAGAATTTCAAATAAAATTCAAAATACTCAAGATTTAAATTTTGGAAATACATTATCAGGTTTAGTAAGTATAGAAAAAGATCCATTTATAAGTCAAAGTTATACTGAAAATTTAAATCAATTAGAAGTTGCTTTTTCACCCCAGGATGAAATAAATGATGATATTATTCAATCTTTAGGATTTGGTGCTATACAAGAAGTATTAGCTGATCCTAGATTTAGATCAAGTACATCTGATTATTATCCACAATTAAGAAAAATTGCTGATGATTATTTTAAAAAATATCAAGGGGGTAATGTATATGATTATTTAAGATTAATAAAATTCTTTGATGATTCATTATTTAAGGCAATTAAAAACTATGTCCCAGCTCGTACAAGTGTGTCTACAGGTATTGTAATACACCAAAACATGTTAGAGCGCAATAGGTATCGAGAGCCAAAAATGGATATAGTTACTACACAATCTTATGCTATAACTAATATACCTTTAACTGCTAAAAATTTAGAGTTAACAGGTAGTATTGAAATGTTTGAATTTACAGGTAGTACAGGAGGTAGTTTAAATAAATATAATATAACAAGTTCACAATCAGGCTATTATGGGTTTACTACTGATGACCCAATGAATATTACCCCAGAAAGTTATATAAATATTAATTCACAAACTTCTAATTTTATAAATTTAATCCCAGGATTTAACCCTCCAGAACTTGTAGGTGACATTTATGGAGAAATTAATAATGATTTTAGTGATGGTAGCGGAAATGATTTTAATAAAATACCTTATTTAAAATCTAAAAAAGCAATACAAACACATTTTAGCATTTATGCAAAAACCTCTAATATTACTAATACTGATATTATTATTTCTTCATCATTAAGAGGAGAATTATTTCATAATGAGGGTACGAATTTATTCAATGGGGTTAATTTTATTACTCCTCCAATAGATATCATTCCAGAAGAAACAATCGCTTTTTATGCCTATAATCCTAATATAAGTACAGGAACAGCTGTAATAACTGAATTTACAGCAAAAACATATGACCCCCAATCACCACCATCATCATTCATAACTTTAGCGGAAGTACCAGATATATCATCATCTTATGATCCATCACCACAGGAATATATTGAATTTAATCAAACTCCTGTAGGATTTTTAGGTAAACCTGCTAACCAACAATATGAATTTTATGATGGAGAATTTAGTGGTAGTACTTTTTCAACTCACCTTCCTTATTCATCTTCATATGTTAATCCATATAACCCTTATTTAAGAGTAAGTAAATATAGTATAGCAAATGATAGGACAGCTAACTTACCTACATCAACTTTTGCAGGAGGTACATCACAAAATTTTAGGTTGATAAAAAATAGGAATATGTCTAGTAGTATTACTAACTCCCCTAATACAAGTCAGTCTGGTATGTTCAATAATATACCAGTACAGATAATAACGAGTACAAGTGGATTTGGTACAATATTAGCAACAGTACAAGTAGATAGTGGGGCAATTTTAAGTTTTAAAATTACAAATAATCTTGCAATTAATTTGGAAATTGGTGACACTTTACAAGTATCATCAGGTGCATTTTCTGGGTTAACAAGTGTTATTAATTTAACAATTCAAGCTGGAGATATAGGATCGTTTGGTTTACTTGCACCTACTACAGCTACTGTAGATAATTCGGGTAATGACTTCTTTGCATTTTATACAAATGTACCAACAAACTTATTAAATAATAGAAAGTATATGCTTTCATTTATGATTTCAAGTTATACTGGAACAGCAGGAAGTAGAATAGGATTATCTAATGTAAATTCAACAGGTGATGTAAATTTATTTACTCAAGGGGCAGCTGCAGCTAATTCAAATGGTCCTTTTTCATCATCATTTGAAACAGCATTTATTCCAAATGGATCTAATACATTAGCAGGTAGAATATCAATATCTCCAGGATTTAAAGGTGTTATTAGTCAATTTAATATAGCTCCTAATTATGCAGAAGATTCAAGATGGAATGAAATAGCAGCTAATATTTATTTAAACCCATTACAACAAGATCAATGGCAAATTCAAAATACACAAAGTATAATATTTGCAAATTCTGAATATAACCCATTAAATAATAATGTAAATTTAAATAGAAGTAGTAGTACTAGAATATTATTATCATATAATGATGAACAGTATCAACCTGAAAATTTTCAACAGATTATTACTTATTCATTAGATAATACAAGCCAATCATTATTTGCCGATATCCCAGATAGTAATTATACGCAATTAGCAAGTATAAATCCTAGATATAATGGATCTACTTTACAAAGTTTAAATTATAACTTTTTTACTACCTCAGGATCTGTAGGTATGATTAGAGCTTTACCAACATCTCGTTATAATAAAAAGGCACCTGGATATTCATCTAGTGTTGCAGATACTTTTTTAAATGGTACATCACAATCTCAAGTAACAGGAAAAAATTCCTGGACAGGAGATGTTTCTTATGGTAAAACTGCAGTTATAGATAAACATCCAAAATATATAGCTCATTTTAAATCATCATTTGAACAATATAATTATTGGGATTCTTATCAATATAATATTGATTCATTAATTGAAATCCCCTCAGAAAGTATTGCTAATAGACAATTTACTCCAACATCACAATTAGTTGATGGTAGTAATGAATATAAAAAAGTAGTTTCCTCTGCATTTGAACCAGGAAGAAAAATGGCAGTATCTTATGATTCAATAAAAACATTCAAACAAGATTTAAGTACATTACCTATAGGAAATTATGACATTGGGGGAGGATCAATTGAATTTTTAACTATTAATGGTAATGAACAAACTAGAATTACAAATGCTTTATCTTGGTCATATAATTATAAGGGTAAAGTAACAGGTTCAAAACAAGAAGCATTTGAAACACAACTCCAAACAGGAAGTATTTCTTTTGATACTGGTGGTGAAGACGCCAAACCACAATTACCTATTAAAGGTTTTATATTACAAGGAGCTCAAAATGCTAATATTGTATTTAATCAAGGTGTTGGAGGTGTAATTGGAAAATCAACTCCTGTTAGCTTAAATGGTTATTTACAGGTACAAGGACCACAACTAGCACTTTATCATACTTATAATACAGCAGTAGCTAAAGAACAACATGCACCCGAACCAGTATGTGTTACCAACCCACCAGTAAACCTATATAAATTAGCATCTAGAGCATCTTGGTGTAATCAAGGTATACCTCCCTCAAACCCAGACAGTTATTATCAATGGGCCGCTTCAGCATCTCAATGCACGGCTTATTCAAATAATCAAGAACCTTTTTTAATACAAAGGGGAGATATAATTAGAGCAGAAGGACAAAAACTAGTTAATGGAACTCCTCTTACTTCTTCAATTAATTTTATTGAAGATTTTACAGTTATGTCAATAGAAGATTATCATTATTCAGGATCATATGAATTAGCACAATTACTTACAGGAAATAATTTTGACGCACCAGGACCACCTCCAAATGGTGGTGGGGGTGGTAGATTGAAAAATGCAAGTGGAGTATTTATAGATACTTTAGGTTTAACTGGTACTAATGTTGGAAGTGTACAATTAGATTTAGGAAATACTGGTGGAGGAAAGGTACAAGTACAAGTACACCTGGTAGGAGCATCAAAAGAAGTAACAGCTTGTTTTATTGCTGATGGAGGAAATACAAATAATAAAAATGCTAACTATGCTGTTGGTCAAACTTATACTGTAAACCCCTCAACTTTAGGTGTATCCCCATTTAATGTGGTAATTCAAGTTGGTAATATGAAAAATATAACTGATATGTCTACAGGTGCTAGTATTTTAATATCAAACACAGGTTCAGACAATTTCTTTAGTATATCAGACACAGATAATTGTGGTTCTGGTTTTGCATCTAGTCACCCATTGGGACAATATACAGTAAAATACCCTACATTTTTAGCAACAGATAGAAATCCTGAAGAAGTATTAATGGGATTAAATAAAGGACAAGTTCAAAGATTTACTATAAGAAGACAAACTGAAAATGATTCAAGTGTAATGGGTTATAACATTTATCCACCATCATTAGTTAATAATGATATCTTTGAAAGAAAAACAGGACAATTAAAAAATTCATCTACATTCAGTAACGTCACACAAGTGCAAAAAAATGTAGCAGGTGCTACAGCAGGTGATTACCCAATATTAGGAACTTATACAAGTGGAACAGGTGCTGGGGGTAGTATTACAATCACTGTAAATACATTTGGGAATATTAATCAAGTAAAAACAACACTTACAACAGAAGATACTTCTTTTAATTATGTAGCCGGAGAAACAGTAACAATTCCAGGAAGTGTTTTTGGGGGATCAGGTACATTAAATTTTACAGTGTTTGATGATAATTTAGTTGACGATGCATCAATAGAATTTGGTGGAGCGGCAGCCCCAACAGGAGAAGGATTTTTAATACCTAAGGATTTAAGTGAAGTCCAAAAAGCAAATGCTTTAGATATAATAAATCAAGAAAGGTCTAAAAATGCATTTCCACCTAATACACAAGCTCAAACAAGATAATTAATATAATTTGGAGTAAAAAATAAATTTACGTATATTTATAACTAAAATAATAGAACATGGGATATTTAAATAATCAAGTCATTACAGTTGACGCTATTTTAACCAAAAAAGGAAGAGAATTACTTGCATTAGGTGATGGTTCTTTTAATATAACTCAATTTGCTTTATCTGATGATGAAATTGATTATACATTGTATAATCCAAACCACCCATCAGGATCAGCTTACTATGGTGAAGCTATAGAAAATATGCCCTTACTAGAAGCATTCCCAGATGAAAATCAAATGATGAAGTATAAACTTGTTACTTTACCAAGAGGAACAGCAGTAATGCCTTACATATCAGGAGTTCCTGGTAATATAAAAGAAGCACAAGGAGATTCATTTACACTTAATCCTTCTACCCAAAATTATTTAAATGGGGGAACTGAAACATCAGGTTATTCATTTACTCTTTCAGATGCTAGAATTGTTCAAGCAAATGGGTTTATAGGAAGTGGTGGAGATGAAGAAATAACGAAAAGATTAGAAGCACAAAATTCAAGTACTAGTATAACTAATGGTACTTCTACATCAATAACAACTATAGGTACTACTTGTAAATTAACCTTTACAGGAGTTGGTACTTTATTTTCAAATAATACTCAATTATTTGCTTCTTTAATTGTTATTGGGTTAGATAGTGGAGCAAGAGTACAAATACCAATAACAGTAACTAGAAGTAGTCAAGCAAGTTAAAAAGCTTTAAATAAAAAATAAAAAATTATGGCAGATCAACCAGGAGCATATATAACATTAGACCCAGATAATGATAAAGTATTAAGTACTGACTCAGTAACGGCAGCAATGTGGAGTGCTAATAATCCAACATTAAAAACGTACTTTTCAAGCTCAATTCAAGCTTCAAGTGCAGTATCACAATATTATATATCAGTTTATCAAACAGCATCAACTGAAGTATCAGCAGAAATACAATTTGATGTTGCCTACTGTGATTCAGTAGGAAGTGGTAGTGAATTTTTAAATAATTTAGTAACAGGATCAACTCCTACAAGAACTAATTATGGTCAATATAGAAATTTAGTATTGGGAGATGAAAATTCAACCTTTATATTTGGTAACCAATCATCATCTTATTTTTATGCTTTACCAATAGAAAGAGCAAGATATAAACAAGAAATACTACCTGGTACATGGACAATGAATATATCAGGAACGGCTGATGGTTCTAACCAATTAACTTTAACAGATGATAGTAAAGCTACAACTACAACAACTTTTACTGATGCAGGTAGAGTTTACAATATAGTATCAGGATCAGCAGGGGTTATTAACCAAACAGTAAATACAAGTGGTTGGACAGAAAACTCAGGATCATATGGTTGGGTTTTACCAGATGTAGATTTATTATTATTAAATGGAGAAGCGTTAGATGGTTTAAAAGCTGATGGTGGTTTACAATTAAATACTAGTCGTTCATATGATACATTAGGTAATAATCCATTTAGAATAATAGATGCTTTAAGAAGATCAGGTAATCAAATAAATAATACTTTAGGTTTTACTCTTAATTCAAAAGAAGATTTATCATCTGATTTTATATTTTGCAGAGCTAGAAATTCTGAATATAATTACTCCTCAAACCCATCATTTATTTCATCTTCAACAGGTGCCGTTGTATTTGATTCATTTATAAATAATCCAACAACATATATAACAACTGTAGGATTATATAATGCTGCTCAAGAATTATTAGCTGTAGCAAAATTATCAAGACCATTAGAAAAGAATTTTACAAAAGAACTTCTTGTAAGAGTTAAATTAGATTTTTAAAATGGAATGGCTGTATTTAAACAATTCAACACTAACGAAGTAGTTATAGCTCCATTTAATGCAAATAAAAGATTTGCATATAGTGGTTTTGGGATAACAGCCTCTGATGTAGGTATAGAATATTATCAATCACAGCAAGGACCTTACACATCCGGATCTAATCCTACAGGATTTACAACAATATTAGATGGAGTATGTTTATTTGGAAGTATTAAACAATTATATTATTCAAATTATTTAACATCATCATTTGGTGACAATGTTACAACTGGAAGTTTAGTATTAGGAGTTACTTCTGAATTTAATGAAATAGTTGGCCCTATAACAGGTCCTAGATTTGATAATTTTTTACAATCCTCAGTTACTCAATCTAGATATTTTGCACAATTTTCAGCATCAAAAACAGATCCAACAGCTCCTATAGGACCTTCAATAATATCTATACCTTCAAATTTATTTGGTGAAGTAATACCTTGTGAACAATTTCAATTTGAATATACTTCATCTCAAAATTATACAAGAAGTTTAGTTAAAGATGATGGAGAAGGTAATTTAATGGTTACTTATAATAGTGGGGAAGCAAGACCAGGAGTAGCAAATCCATCAACCCAAGAAAAAGTAGGAGATATATTTTATTCTCAAGGTATAGCAATTTTTACAGGACCTGATAGCGGGTCATTAAGAAATTTCCCAACACTTATGGGGGCAGATGGTACAAATTTTAATAATAATGTACAATCATCATCAATACAATTTTCTTCATCTATTCAACTTAGAGAAAATCAATATAAATGTGTTGTAAGAGACAATGAATATTCTTTTACATCTAATCCATCATCTTTAAGACCTTTAGGACAATTAAATGTAGCACCAAACCAACTATCAGGATCAATTTCAGCAACTAATTATAATGATGGGGGGGCTGCTGGGGTTTATGAAATTTCAATCCCATCATCTCCATCAACAAGTGGGATAGGAGGTACTGTTAATGTTACCGTAGAATCAAATGGAACAATTTCAGATATAACAGTAATTAATACAGGGAGAGGGTATAGTATTGGAGATCTTATAGGCATTTCTTTATCTTCTACAGGAGGAACAGGACTTATAACATTTACACTAACATTAAATGATATATCTAATTTTGGAAGTGCAGGTCTTAATGAAACTTATTATGATTTTGCAACAGGATCATATTTTTCACCTTATGTTACTACTATAGGACTTTATAATGAATTGTATCAATTAATAGCTGTAGGTAAATTATCACAACCTATACCAATTTCATTATATGTGGATACTACGTTTATAGTTAATTTTGATACATGGTAAAAATGCCAACAGTAGCTAGCTGGACATACCAGAATAAAGTTATAACATCAATAGAAGATATGCCTAAAGGCACTTATGGGTTTATATATGAAGTAATTTACAAACCAGAAAATATAAAATATATAGGAAAAAAAGTACTTTATTTTGAAAGAAATAAAAAATTAGGTAAAAAGGCATTAAAGTTATTACAAGAAGAAAGATCTAAACAAGGCCTTAGAGGACGTACTCCACTAAAAGAAAAAATAATCATAGAATCAGATTGGATTAGTTACTTTGGATCTCAAAAAGAAATACTTACAATTTCAAAAAAAGACAACTCAAATAAAAATTGGGAAAAGCATATACTACAATTTGTTCCTAATAAAAAATTACTTACTTATTATGAAACTAAATATCTATTTAAAAATGGAATATTAGAAGATAAATACAGTAATCATATTAATGATAATATTTTAGGAAAGTTCTTTAGAAAAGACTTTGATTAGCAAATAAATTTTCGTATATTACACATCATGGTAAATGAACTATTAGTTAATTTAGTAAATTCGGTATTAGGAACTGGAAAGAGGACTGCAAGAGGCAATCAAGCTTATAATTGTCCTTTTTGTAATCATACTAAACCCAAATTAGAAGTTAATTTTTCAGAAAATAAAAAAGGATATAATCCATGGCATTGTTGGGTATGTGGTAAAAAAGGAACACGCATATCTACTTTATTTAAACAATTAAAAGCTTCATCTGAAAAATTTATTGAATTATATAAATTAGTATCTGAAGAAAAAGAATATAAAAATAATGAAAATGTAATTGAGGTTAAACTTCCAAATGAATTTAAACCTGTAGATATTAAAGCAGTAGATTTAGTAGGAAGAAAAGCTTGGAATTATTTAAAAAATAGAGGAATTACTGTCGATGACATAATTAAATATAATATAGGATATTGTGAGTATGGTAATTATAAAAACATGGTAATTATACCTTTTTATGATGAAAATGGTAAATTAAATTATTATACAGGTAGATCATTTGAAAAAGACCCATATAGAAAATATAGAAATCCAGAGGCTTCACGTAATATAATTCCATTTGAGTTATTTATTAATTGGGATTTACCATTAATTTTATGTGAAGGACCTTTCGATGCTATAGCAATTAAAAGAAATGCTATTCCTTTATTAGGTAGTAATATACAAGGATCATTAATGAAAAAAATAGTAACATCAGCCGTAAAAAAAATATATATAGCATTGGATTCGGATGCAATTAAAAAAGCAATAAAATATGCTGAAGAATTTATAAATGAAGGTAAAGAGGTTTACATGGTAGAACTTCAAGGGAAAGACCCTAGTGAAATGGGATTTAACGATTTTACGAAATTAATTCAAACTACCACTCCATTAACACAATATGATTTAATGGAAAAGAAATTACAACTTATATGAGTAAGAAAAACATCAAAAGATCCTATAATAGGATTTTAGAAATTAGTGATGATGCTAAACAAATTACACTACCAGACTCTAGGTATTATCAAAGGAATGGAGAATATTATCCATCTATAACTTATGTATTAAGTTGTTATCCTAAAGGTAAATTTTTTCAAGATTGGTTAAAAAAAGTAGGATATAGTGCCGATTGGATTGTAAAAAAAGCAGCAGAGCAAGGAACTCAAGTACATGAAATGTGTGAAGATTATCTTAATGGTAAAGAATTAAATTTTTTACAAAATGGTATTCCAATGTATAATCCTGATGTATGGCAAATGTTTTTAAGGTTTGTTGATTTTTGGGAAACTTATAATCCTACTTTAATAGAAACAGAAGTCCATTTATTCTCAGATGAAATTAAAGTAGCAGGTACTTGTGATATGGTATGTGAAATTGATAATGAGTTATGGATTATAGATTTTAAAACATCAAACCATTTACAAACTACATATGATTTACAAACTGCAATTTATGGTAAATGTTATGAAGAATGTTTTGGTAAAAAAGCGGATCGTTATGGAGTATTATGGTTAAAATCCTCTAAAAGAGGACCTAAAGAAGGAGCTATTCAAGGTAAAGGATGGGAAATGTATGAGTCAAAACGAACACAAAAAGAAAACATAGATATATTTCTTACTGTAAAAAGGTTATTTAATTTAGAATTTCCTAAACATAAACCTGTATTTACTGAATTTAAGACTACAGCTAAAAGAAAATTATAATATTTATAATAAAATTATATTATGGATAACTTTAACTATAAAAAATATATAGCAGAAGGTAAATTATTAAAAGAAGCTTCCGACAATCCTAAAGCAATTATATTAGCAGGTGCTCCTGGTGCTGGTAAAGGTTATATTTTACGTGGTTTAGATTTATCAGGTTTAACTACTTATAATTTAGATTTAGATTTTGTTCCTTTACTTAAAAAAGCAGGTGTTAGTTTAGATTTAAAAAATGCTACTCCTGAAGAAAGAAGCACATCATCTAAATTAATGAGGCAAGCAGCTTCAAAATTAAAAGATGAAGATTTACCTAAGGCAATAGCAAGTAGAGAATCATTTATATTAGATGGTACAGGAGCTTCAAGTCGTGCTACTATTAAATTAAAAGATGAATTAGAGAATGCCGGGTATGATGTATTTATGCTCTATGTTTATACAGATTTAGAACGTTCACTAAAACAAAATCAAGATAGATTTGATAAATCTGGAGGTGAAGATAGAAGTTTAGCCCCAGCTATTGTTATGACTACTTGGAATGATGTTACTCAAAATTATAATTTATATAAAAGTACATTTGGTAATAACTTTATATCAGTAGCAAATACTTTAAAAGATGAAAAATTAGATAATTTAGAAGATATAATAAGTAAGTACTTAACTCCATATAAACCACAAGGAACAAAACCTAAAGATGCTAAAGCACAAGCAAGATCAGACAAGAGAAAAGCTTCAATTAATGCTCAAATTAAGGCATTATTAGCAGACGATGGTGTTAAAAATGTTATTGATAATTCGGTTTCAGCAGAGGAAGCTCAAGCAAAACTTAAATCATTTATAAATGGGTAAAATTTTAGCAGCATATGGGGGTGGATTTAAACCACCAACAGGGGGTCATTTTGAAATTGTCAAAAAAGCACTACAAGAATTTCCTGAAATAGATGAATTTACTATATTTGTAGGAGGTAAAGTTCGTGATGGTATTGATCAAACCGAAGCTGTTTTAGTTTGGGATATTTATAAAAATTATTTAGCAAATAAGGTTAAAATAGAACCTGTAAAATCCCCAATTGGTGAAATTTTACGTTTAGCAAAAAATAATCCACAAGATACTATTTATTTTGTTATAGGTTATAGAGATGGCAGACAAGATGATTTAGATGATGTTTCTTCAAGAACAGATAACATACAAGAAAAATATCCAAACATTGAAGTTAAGGTAATACCAACTTTTAACCCTAATATGAGTGGTACTAATGCTAGAAAGGCATTAGACAAATCAGAAGAAGAATTTATAAAATTTTTACCTGATGAAGTTAAAGAAAAATCAGAAATATTTTCAATATTAAGACCTCCAGTAGAAGAAAACTTAAATGAAAATGCGACATATTCTAAAAATATAGATTATAAATCTATGATAAATGATTTAACTGAATATATGTTAGAGCAAGGAAGAAATATAAAACCTCTACCTAAATTAGAATTTATAGAGGGTGATACAGAAAATGCTAGTGATTTTTTTGGTAAAACAGCGTATTATGATCCAAATACTCAAACTATAGTATTATATACAGAAGGTAGACATCCCAAAGATATAGTACGTTCATATGCTCATGAAATGGTACACCATACACAGAATTTGGAAGATAGATTAGAAAATATTACCACTACTAATACTACTGAAGATGAAAAATTAAATAAAATTGAAAGAGAAGCATATACAGATGGTAATATGACATTTAGAAATTGGACAGATACATTAAATGAAGCAATTGTAGGCGCTAAAATAGAATGTGATAATTGTGATTGGAGTTGGAATATTAAAGATGGTGGAGAGGATTTATATATGTGTCATGAATGTGGATATAATAATGAACCTATGAATGAAAATAAAGATTATTTTGGTATAAATAAATTTATAAAAGAAGTAGCAGACGCAACTGAATATAAAATATTTTCTGATATGGATGGTGTGCTGACTGATTTTGATGCTTCATTTAAAAAAAGATCTGATGGTATAGCTCCTTCTAATTATGAGAAAAAATTCGGTAAAGATAAATTTTGGGAATTGATTGATAGTGAAGGAGTAGGGTATTGGGTAGGAATGCCCTGGATGGTAGATGGAAAACAATATTGGGATTATATAAAAAATTATAATACAGAATTATTATCATCTCCATCAAGATCATCTACTTCTAGATTAGGTAAAAGATTGTGGGTTAGAAATAATATGCCTGGTGTAAAATTAACATTAGCCCAAGCTGCTAAAAAACAAAACTATGCTGCTCCTAATCATATATTAATTGATGATAGAGGATCAAATATTGACCAATGGAGAGCAGCTGGCGGTATTGGCATATTACATACATCAGCTTCTGATACAATTCAACAACTTAAAAAGTTAGGATTATGAAAAATGTAAAATCGTTATCTAAAGGCTATAATAGTAAAGCTCCCTTTAATAATGATAAAGGTAGATTAATAGAACCAACTAAACCAGACTATAAATTTACACCTATTATCGAAGATAAAATTGTTCCTTTTGAACCCTCCCCAAATGTAAATTCTATAACTAAAGAATATAAGGGGGGTTCTAAAAATTCTTCAATTCCCCAATTAACACCATCCCCAAAACCTGTTATTGTATTAGAAAAAGAAATAAAGATATCAATACCTAAAAATAAAATTGATATAAATAGAAAAGTTAAGAGTTTAAATAATGGTTATAAAAAATAAATAATATGTCAGAAGATAATGTTTTAAAAAGAGAATTTGGAAAAAAAGATGTTACCCGTCTTAGAAATTTAATGACTGGTAAACATAATGAAAGAAATGGTGAAGGAGTAGGTTATAGTAAAAAAGATTCATTTCATGAAGAAGGTGATATTTGGGAAGAAGATGGACGAAAGTGGACTATAAAAGAGGGTATTAAACAAAACATTACAAAATTAGATAAAGCAAAAAACAAATCTTTAGTTCCTTTATTTTGCCCTAAATGTAAAAAAATTATGAATAAAGGGATGGATCCTAGTTATTATACATTTACAGATCAATGTTTTAAATGTTTTAAATTATTTGAAACTCGTTTAAAAGCAACAGGTTTATGGGAAGAATGGAATAAAAAAATGATTAATGGTAATATAGATGGATTTATTGCTTGGTATAAAGATTGGGTAATGGATACAATAAATACTACAACCAATTCATTTATTAGTGAAAAAGGAGATGTAGAAAAATGGGATGGTGGTGTAAATAAAGCAAAAGCATTAGAAGCACTTAATAAAACCATTATAGAATGGGAAAAAGCAAGAAAATAACGTATATTTATAAATAAAATCAAATGGATAATTTTAACACTGCTAAATGGTTTAAAAACCAATATTTAAAAGAAGCATATTCTAAATTAAATGAAGAATCTATTTCCCCATATGAAATGGAGAAAGAAAATGATATTCAAAAATTAATAAAAACTATTAATAATGAAACAGGGTTAGAATTTGATGATAGTGTTAGAGGTTCTATGTCAGATGGTAGAAGAGGATATTATATAAGGATGGCAGGTAGAGGTAATTATTACTTTGAAAATGATGATGTTTTAAACTTAAAAAAAGCATTTGAAAAAGTTAATAAAATAACTGATAAATTTAATTATGAGTATAGTAGTGTTTCTGATTACGAAACAGATATTGATGATGACAGATCATGGGCAGCATCAGTTTCATTTTTTGCTGTGGAAAAACCAGTAAATGAAGAGGAGATGAGTAAAACAGGCATCATGAAACAAATTAAGGATGCAGAAGAAATTTTAGATAGTGGTGAAGCTAACGGTATGCCCCTCGATAATGAAACTGAAATGTTAGTTCAAAATGAACTTAAAAGACTACGTTCTCTATTCAAATTAGTAAATGAAGTGGATAT